TTAGAATTTCCAGTGTATATAAATATCCTCGTTGTCTATCTCGATATAGTAGATTAGGGATCGGACTATTTCGCGTGCCGTTTCCTGCGTCGAGTCGTCTTTTAGCAGTTGGGCGACGCTTTGCGCTTGCTCCGCTGTCAAATGATCTTCTTCGTTTATTGCTCCTTTTAAGGCTTCCAGTTCGGCTCGGAGGCTGTTTTTAGTTTTGTTAAAATCTCCAACCTTGGCGTTGATAAAATCGAGGTCGATAGTTCCCAAGGCATACAGATCCATCAACTTCCCAATCTGCGAGTCTATCTTTTTGATTTCGGCGTCGATCGTCGCGATTTTCTCTGCGTCGTCATTTACTGGCTTCGTTGCGCGTAACTCTTCATAATGCGCAGGGTCGATGGCCAGTTTTTTTATTTCGCCGAGCACGAGGTCGTCCAATTCCTCATTCCTATAATTCTTATTTTTGCAATTGGGGTCTTTTATCATCCTTCTAACCGATTTGTTCCGGGAATAGCAAGAATAATATTGTAGGCCGCCACCGTTCGTTTGCCGTGTATATCTGCCGCCGCAGTGCTTGCAGTATATAATCCCGCCGAGCAGGGATTTCTGGCCTGCCTTCATGATCGGCGCATATTGTTCCTTCCTTGCATTAATCACTTCGTTAATTCTGTCGTAAGTATCCTTATCCAAGATGGCCTTGTGCTGCCCCTTGTATAATTTATCCTTGTGCCGGATCATGCCAATGTTGACAGGGTTGGATAAAACTATGTTTACCGTCTTATGCTCCCAATCACTCCCTTTGCGTCGGTATCCCTTGTCGTTCAGCATTTTGGCTATTGATCGCACCGAGTGTCCTTTCAAAAATAGGTCGGCGGCTTCTCTGATCTGCATGGCTTCATATTCGTTGACGACCAGTTCGCCGTCTATATAGTCATAGCCTGTCGGGATCTGCGAGGAACCGTGCCATAAGCCTGCCTTTGCGCGAGAGTCTTTTCCGACCATCGTTCTTTCTCTGATCTTCTCCCGTTCGAGTTGCGCGAATACACTCAAGATCCCAATAATGAACTTGCCGTGTGGCGTTGAAGTATCAAAATTTTCTGTCATAGAAGCGAAGCCGACACCGTACTTTTCAAATACATCTTCGATTAGATATAGAGTATCTTTCTGGCTCCGCGAAAGCCTGTCCAGTTTATATACCAATACCATGTCGACTTTCTTTTCTTCCACATCTTTAATCATCTGCTGCAGGCCTGGTCGATCTAAAGTCGCTCCGCTGAACCCCGGGTCGGTGTATATCTTGTAAACGATCCAATCTCGCGATTCACAATATTTCTTCATCCTGTCGATCTGTTCCGGGATAGAATAATTATCCTCCTGTTCATGCCCCGAAACCCGTGGATATAATGCTACTCTCATCTTTAACAGCGCAAAGCGAAAAAGTATGTAGAAGAGAAAAACTTGTCTGCCAAGGCAAACGAGGAAATGCGGCTCTATAACTTGACTATGAAGGTCAACCGTCTTGAAATGCTCAAGGCGAATATTGGTCTTGAATTGATCGCAGGCCATCAAGAGTTGGAGGACTTCATGGGTGGCATCTTAAAAGGCCGCACAATGGACGAGTTAAAGCGGCAGGGCGGTATCCTTGGCAAGACGGTCTCCCTTACTACAAGGAACGCAGAAGCGCTTGTAAATGCCGATTTTAAGCACGCTTCCTTCTCGGATCGTATATGGATGTATCAAGATGCCATGAAGAACGATCTCGCCAAGTTGCTGCAGAGCGGGTTGATCCAAGGCAAAAACCCACGAGTGCTTGCGAAGGAATTAGAGCAAAAGTTCAAAACCGAGTCTTACCAAGCAGAACGGCTTATGCGAACGGAACTGCAACGAGTACAGACCGAAGCGCAGCGGCAGTCCTTCAAGCGGAACGGTTGGACTTTGTATGAGTTCATTGTAAACCGTGGGTGCTGTGATATATGCGCGGGACTTGACGGGAAGCACTTCTCCGTTGATAAGATGGAGCCGGGAAGAAATGCACCACCGATGCATCCAAATTGTCGATGCGCTACTGCTCCGTGGGAGGACAGCGAGGAATACGACGCATGGTTGGATTATCTCGACAAGGGTGGCACTACTGAAAAGTGGAACGCAACCGAAAAAGCCAAGTGGAAAAGCCAAAGACGCCACCAGAATAAACTTGAAAATTCTCAAAATGGTGGTAAAATTGGAACTGGAAGAGGTATGGCAAATGGCGAGCGCATGAGCGTGAACCATTTCTTGACCGAACCAGAAATACAGTATATTACTGGCGAGGCAGAAGCCATTGGTATCCCGAAAAACAAACTGAGGTTCAACGCAGGCAAAAGAACGAGTTATATTGAGGAACTTGATATAATTGCGATCCGAGGAGATATCTTGCCAGACGAAGAATCGACTATTGCGCGTGATAAGATGTCTGTCCGGGCGGTGCTTGCGCATGAATACTACGGCCACAGACCAAATGTTCCTTCGGAATATAAGCCGGATGACTGGCGCGACGAGTTTAGAGCGAGTTACGACGCTGCGGTCAATGCTCCCAATCTAACGGATGAGGATAGAGCAAATCTTATGGTTGAAGCATACGACAGAGCGAGAGAGGCTAACAACGAGAAGGAATACGACGAAACTGCAAGGAGAATCATTTATGGCTACTAAGTACAACGAAAAAGAAAAAGAAGCATTGCTTAATAAATTGACTAATTCTGACGCCGTTGTTATTTGCCCTCGTTGCGGTAAGGAACTGATCCACCACGGTTATCAGTTCGGCGACGAGGTTACTTGTGAGACGAAGAATTGTCTGCATATAGTAGCAAGAGGAATCTAAATACAAGGCACTCAGCAGAAATGCCGGGTGCTTTTTTGATGCAGTTTTTTAGGGGTGATGTTTTACGATTGTAATCACACAGGATGATGGTCGCATAACCATCAAAGGCCATGCAGGATATGCAGAACCGGGACGAGATATTGTATGCGCTGCGATATCAGCGCTGACACAAACGCTTGTTACTTCGGTCGAGGAATTGACCGAGGACAAGATAAAATATGATATAGGCAAAGCAGACGACTATATCGAACATGGGAATCTTTCAGAGCGTGCGCAAGTTCTGTTTGATTCCTTTTTTATTGGCGTCCAAATGGTCGCTGATAGTTATCCCGCCAATGTGCGGTTGACCAGGCGTGCAAGTCGTTAAAAGGTACGGTGATAATGTGCAGGCGTGGATCACATTAAACTCTACGGAAAACAAGCGAAGTTTCAAAACTCGGAGGTAGAAGAAATGAGAAAGTTTTTGTTGGATCTGCAGATGTACGCAGATGAAGCAAACGGTACGGCAGATGCAGCCCCGGCAGCGGATGGCGCAGAACCGGGAAAAGCAGAGAGTAGTAAAGAGTCGGCAACAGCGGTGAAGCAGTCGGGCGAGGCAAAGTATACCGACGCTGACCTTGACAGAATTATCGGTCAGAAGGTGGCGGAGTGGAAAAAGCGTGAGCAGAAAGCCGTCGACGAGGCAAAGAAACTGGCGGAAATGAACGCAGAGCAGAAGGCCAACTATGAACGCGACAAGGCGATCGAGGAACGCGACGCCGCGATTAAAGAACGCGACGAACTGAAGAAGGCTGCGTCCCTTGTGGAAATGTCCAAGCAGGCACGAAAGATGCTCGCAGACGAGGGTATCAATGTGCCGGACGAATTGCTTTCCATGATGGTAACAACGGATGCGGAAGCAACAAAGACCAATATAGACAGTTTTGCAAAACTGTTTAATGAAACAAAAGAGAACGCTATAAAAGAGCGTTTGAAGGGTGATCCGCCGCGCAGAAGTTCCGGCACCGACACCCCTTTGTCGGAAATCGACAAGAAAATCAAAAAGTATATTTGAGGTGAAAAGAATGAAAAAGCACATGATTGATTTGCAGATGTACGCTGCAGGCAACAACAACGATTCCGCTGTTAGAACTTATCAGTTGGAGTTCAAGAAACTGCTGCAGGCAGTATTCAAGAAGCAGGCTTACTTTGCTGACTTCTTCGGTGGCGGCATTGAGGCTCTGGACGGTGTTCAGCAGAACGAGACCGCTTTCTATGTAAAGACTTCCGATCTGCCCGTTGTATTCGGTGATTCTTATAGCAAGGATGCAAACACCGCTTTCGGCACTGGCACTTCTGGCACTTCCCGCTTCGGTGCAAGAAAGGAGATCATCTATGTAGATACTCCTGTAAATTATTCTTGGGGTTGGGTATTCCATGAAGGTATCGACCGTCACACCGTAAACAACAACTTTGAAGTTGCAGTTGCTGACCGTCTGGATCTGCAGGCACAGGCTAAGACCCAGAAGTTCAACGCTCAGCACTCTAAGTTTATTGCTGAATCCGCAGGCCACACCGAGGCTCTGAGCGATTACACCGCTGACTCCGTACTGGCTCTGTTCAATAAACTGTCCAAGCACTTCACTAACATCCATGCTATTGGCGAAAGAGTAGCAAAGGTTAACTCCGATCTGTATAACGCAATCGTTGACCATCCTCTTACCACCACTGGCAAGGCTTCCGGCGCTAACATCGACAACAACGGTATTCTGAAGTTTAAGGGCTTTGTTATCGAAGAAATCCCTGAAGATGTATTGCAGGAAAATGTTGTTGCTTACGCTTATATCCGTGGCGTTGCAAAGGCATTCACTGGTATCAATACTGCAAGAACTGTTGAATCCGAGGATTTCGACGGCGTTGCTCTGCAGGGCGCAGGCAAAGCAGGCGAATATATCCCCGAAGACAACAAGAAGGCCGTTGTTAAGGTAACTGGCGCAGGCGCCTAATGAAATATAAAGTCATTAAGTTTTTCACGGACTTACATGACGACAATCACCCGTATTCCGTGGGGGATCAGTTCCCCCGCGAGGGTATTGTTGTATCGGAGGGACGCATTGCTGAACTTGCCGGAAGCGATAATAAGCAGGGCTGTCCGCTGATTAAAGAAGTGAAAAGCAGAAAAAAGAAGTCCGCTGAAGAGTAAAGGGGTGTTTATATGCTGAATGATCTGAAATTGCTATTGGGCATTTCTAAGGATGATGCAACCCTTGACGATAAGTTAAAGTTAATTATCGAGACCGCGACCGCACGATTGAAGTTACTGCTTGGTGGTATTGAGCCGCCGGAAAGCATGGAACACATCATTGTGGAAGCGGCGGTGATTAGATTTAACAGGATCGGCTCTGAGGGGCTTGCAAGCCACACCGTTGAGGGCGAGAGTCTATCTTTCTCCGCAGGCGATTTTGACGCATTTGCGGACGAGATACAGGCTTTCCTTGATGCGCAAAAAGAAGCCACACGAGGGCGGGTGAGATTTCTGTGAGATTTGACACCCCGATTTATTTCGAGCGAGAAGTAAAGCCGGAGTATGATTCCGTCACCGGGAACTATATCGAGAAGGCGCCGGAAAAGGTGCTGCGGTATGCATCCGTGACGGATTCCTCTACGGATACGCTCACCCTTGTATATGGCGAGTTGCGGCAGGGCAGTTTAACCATCCGCTTGCAGAATCATTACAGCGCACCCTTTGATCGCATCCGCGTAGGCGACAAAGTATATCGCAAAGACATGGAGCGCAAGTTGCGCACCAAGCACACATTTGTCGTAAGCGAGGTGCAGTAAGATGCCGAAAATAAAAGTTGAAATGAAGGGTTGGGACAAACTCGAAAAGCAACTCAAAGATAACTGCAAAATGAGAGATGTTGCGCGGGTTGTAAAACACAACGGCGCAGAACTTACGCGCAAGATGATGCGGGAAGCGGAGTTCAAAGGCCATTATGAATGGGAAAAAGGCACGGGTGAAGTTTGGAAAGAGCCAACAGGCGCGACCAAAGATAGTATCAGAGGCGAGATCCAAGACGGCGGGTTCACCGCTGTTGTTGAACCGGGAACCCACTATTCGCCGTATTTGGAATATGGCACTCGGTTTATGGATGCACAGCCTTTTGTGCGCCCTGCCTATAATGAACAAGTCGTCAAGTTCAAGAGTGACATGAAAAAACTTGTGAGGTGATTATATGAGCGTTTATATTGACCCGCAGCAAGAGTTGTTCTCGAGGTTGAAGATTGACTTGGAGGCGAAGGGATATGCGGTCTATGACGGCTTTTTGCCGCCAGAGGACACGCCATATCCGTTTATCTATCTGGGCGATTTTCAGCAAGTAGACACGGCGCTTAAAAATGCGACGACTGGCATCGTTTATCCCACGATTCATGTGTGGCATAACAACCCGCGTCAGCGCGGTACTGTATCCGCCATGCTCTTGGATATAAAAGAGGTATGTTGGCAGATCAAGCACACGCCGCATTTTGCATGGTTGGCGAGAAACGCAACTCAACGGATTATTACCGATACCACAACGAAAGCACCCCTGCTTCACGGAGTGCTTGAACCAGAATTTTTGTTCAGTTAGGAGGACAATAAATGAATTTGCAGATTTATGCAGAAGCAGTACAGGGCAGCAAAATCGTCTATCTGTACAGAATCGCAAGTGAAGCCGCATCTGAAGATGGTGTAGCACTTGCATTTACCACCGAAAACGAAAGAACGAAGTCTAAAGACTCTGATTCCACCGTTACCAAGGACGGCTCCATCACCACTCCTGGTGCAGTAGAGCAGGAAATCACCGCAACTTCCCTGCTTGCCAAGGGCGACACCCTTGTCGAGAAGTTGGAAGACGCACTCGATAACGATGAACTTATTGAGATCTGGGAAGCAAATCTGGCTGAACCCGCTGAAGGCAGCGATGGTAAGTTTAAGGGCAGATACTTCCAAGGCTACATTACCGAAGTCGGCATTTCTTCCTCTGCAGAAGATTACACCGAAGTTTCCTTGACCTTTGCCATCAACGGCACTGGCGCAAAGGGCGATGTAACTGTTTCCGCAGAGCAGCAGGAACTTGCTACTTATGTATTCACTGACACCCAGAAGACTGGTGCATAACAATCGGGGCTGAATAACAGCCCCTTTTTCTATGGAGGGAATTTTGAATGTTTGAAATCGAAATTAAAGGAACGGTATATCAGTTTAGTTTTGGCATGGGCTTCATGCGCGAGATCAACAAGAAGGTCGGCACCCCTATTGACGGTCTGCCCGATGTAAAGAAGAACATCGGCTTGCAGTATTATGTCGCAGGCATCATCGACAACGATCTTGAAGCACTGATTGAGGTTCTGGATATCGCGAACAAGTCTCAAAATCCCCGTGTGACTCGTGCGCTGTTAGACGCCTACATCGACGACGAGAACACGGATATTGATTCTTTGTTCGAAAGCGTGATTGGTTTTTTAAAGAGTTCCAATGCTACCAAGAAAACGGTGGAGGCACTTCTGGCGGCGATCGAG